TAAAAGCATGGTTTTCACGTCCATCAACGCGCTGTCCAAAAGCATCAAACTCGCCAGTGTTGTCTACCACTTTCCTGATCTGGCTTGCCTGACCCGAAATATTGACTGGTGTTTCCTTCACCAGATCAAGAAGCCATGACGGAATGTTTGCAACCTCTACGTCGTGCGGCCCCATGTCTGCCGACCAGACGTAGACCCGACCGCTACTGTGGGTTGATGGTGCGGCAACAACGAAGCCACCGTTGCCCCTTACATCAATTCCTGGCCCAAGCCCTTCTGTTGCGGTTCCCCTGCTGTTTGGTATTACAACGCCTGGAGGATATTTAAAAAACAGATGCCTGCCGCCACCGCCTGTATGACACTCGATGGTGTCCGGTACTGTGCCGCCATGCTGCATACACAGATCAGCCAGAGTGTCATCTCCGTCCAGCCCCTGCTTTACATCCATATCGACAACCAGCAAATGGCCGGAAATGTCTCCAGTAATTATTCCCAGATTGTAATTGGTTTTTTCAAACCATTCTCGGATTTGCGTTTCATCTGCACGTTCGGATTGAAACTTGGCCCACGCCACGGCTGGCTCTTTACTGTTAGCCTTTACCGGTATTACTGACCATCCCATGCTCTGGTAGAATAATGCTTCTTCAAGGATAAAGTTAGGATGACCTAAGTTTAGTGGCACTGTTTTCTTTCCTCGCTACCTTAGAGAACTTTACGAAATTTATCGATCTCGCTTTCTACATCTACGCTGGATACTTTACTGCTTTCCCTTAGTTTATTTTGATGCCCTATTTCTGTTCGAATGTCAGCCAGTAAAACGCAAGCTATTACCAGAAGAACAATAATGATGCCAGCCAACAAAACTGTAACCGTCATATCAAAAGCCCAAGTCAAATTGTAATAATATTAAACACTATACGCTATTCTTGTACTTCCACTTCTGACTCTGTTTCTATCCATACTCTTGCGCCACAAGATAAGGGTTTGTCTGGTCTGTATATTACCTTGCAGGGGCCGCTAATTATTACTTCGTGACCATACCGATTGTCTTTATATGTTTTAGCAGTAATGACAGGATTACGTTCGCCTGTCTTGTGGTTACGTTTTATGACGTGCTGATTAACATGTACGTAAGTTTTCATCACTGTGAATCATGCCTATAATAAAACCAAATGGGTGTACCTTCACCCACCCATGAACCTTCTATGTTGAACTCAAAAAATTCAACCGCTTCCACATCCGACATTCCATCACGTTTCATTAAAATTTCCAAAACCTTATTTACATCGTAGACGGCGAGAGTTGGCTGCCCACATCGACGGCCAACTCCCATTAACGCTTCTTCTAATCCATCGGCTGTCAGTACGTCGTCCAAATCTTCTGACAAGTTAAAACTCAGATGTTGGTGGTGGCGTTGGACTGGCTGGCGGCTGAACAACCTGTGATGCCGCTTGCGCCGTATGCGGAGGTGCCAATAGTTCCTCTATTGCCGATGACGGTATTGTATCCAGCACAGCATCGAGAGCTGCTAGCCTGTCCACCCACCTTGTAATACTTAGTATTGGCTTATTGGTATTCCCCTTACCGATCCGCAGTGGTTCTGCACCGCCATATTGCACAACAGGTATTTTATTTGCCTGCAAGCCAGTTTCGTATTGACTATACAAATCTCCTATTCCCATTGTTGCTCCAACACCCGTAGTTGCAAACTCACGGATGCCATCACCGCCAAATTGCTGTGGCGAAAACATATTAACAGAAAAGCCACGTTTCCATTCCCTGCCGTCATTGGGGTTTGGAGCAGATTGCTGTATGGACGCATCCCAAATCCATTCGGGTGCAAGCCCATCACCAAACAATCCCCATCCGGTCTTAATGTTCGCCAAATCAAATAAGCACTCAGTCCATTCAACGGGCTGTTGGCCGTCTAGTGATGAAATTGACCAGCTACTCAATGATGCCATCCAACGGATATGCGGTATAAAACTGTTGCTGTTGTTTAAATTTAAAGGCATGTTTAACTCCCTTACGAGTTTAAGTTGAGTGAGAGTAGGCTTTGATGCCCACCATTTTTTGCGACGGTTTTTATGCAAATTCCGCCAACACTTGCTTGTAATTTTCGTCCCATACTTCCATTCCCTTGGCCTTTGTATTCGGCGACCAGTAAAAGTCATCCCAATTTGGAATGACCAGTTTGGTTAAATCATCCACCGCTTCGCACCGTTCCAGCATGTGCATCAGGGTATAGATTGCCGCAGTGGCCCTGTCGATTGCCTGCTCCGCGTAGTAGGTGTCCAGCTCCAGCACCCTTGCTTCGCTTTTCGTGGTGTAGCAAAATCTCTGACTGCGGTTATTAGACGCTCTCCAGTAAATCGCGCCTTGCAACTGATGTGATAACGACATGTCTTTTGGCATCCGGCCAGTTGTCTTTAAATCAACATCCAGCCCGTGTTCATCATAGCTAAAATCCTTGTAGCCGATAATTGGCACGGGAACGCCAGGCAGCCACGTTTCAATCTTTGCCTGTGTTTCACTAGGAACCCCATATGGTCGCAATGCCTTTATTGCCGTAGCAATCATACCTGGATAAAATTTCCTTGCCGATCCATAGCCAATAATGTCATCCAGCTTGCCTTCTTTTGCTTGCTGGCTAAAACCCGTTAAAGCTGTACGTGAATTAAATTCCTTTCTTGCAACCTCTATGCAATCTTCTAAGGATGCGTCTAAATTTATCAGGCCAAATTCTATCGCCCGTTCAGCCACCATCCCACCTACCATTGGCAAGTTTGGTACAGTCTTTACCTTGTATAAATTTTGCACAATCCAGCAAGGCATGTTCTGTATCATCATATTGATCTGGCTGGCACTAAAATGCCGTATGTTCCAGCGTTCGCAAATATTCTTTTTTTCGGAGGTTTTTTTAGTGTCAGCCACGGGTTAGCAATTCTTTCATAGTTGAAACCGGTAAAATGAAAATAGGCTCTCGTTTGTCCAGTCGCACGACTAGAAAATCATTTTCGCCCAGCGCATCCGTAACCTGTTTAAACCCACTCTTGCGTGCTTTCACCTCACCAACCAAGGGGGCATCACGTCCGGTTAAATACAGGTCAATGTCGCCTTTTGCATATTCTGTTGCACCGCTCAACGGCACACGTATGGAATGTAGTCCCCATGACTTAAATAAATTGACACATTCCAACTCAACGCGTTTACCCTTATCGCGTTGCATCTTACCCATTTTTAAAGGGGGCCAGCCGAGAGATAGCGGGATACGTTGAAAATCAACTGGCCCCCTACCAAAAGTATGTGAGCGAGGTGAACACATACTCCTGATTCGCTAATCATCTGGATATAAATCCGGTCGTAATTCTTCGCGTGTCACAGCTCCATCAACAGCTCTTTCCACCTCCAGCACACGATTTGCTGGAACCTTTTCCCACTGGTGGATGGCTTGTCGAGTAACATTAATTCGCCGTGCTAAATTGCTAATTGACCCAGCTAATGTTATGGCACGCTCTAAGGCAGTCTGCTCAATTTCAAGTGTTATCCATCGTTTGCTCATGCTCATTACGTAAAGCATTGCTTTCTAACGGTCAACAGGAAAAATGTTTACGGGGTTAATTGAATCAATTCACCGGCTTTGTACCCGTCAGCCAGATCAAAGTCCTTGGAAAAATCTGCTGGAGTGAATTCGTTTGCTGGTTCACCGTTGTGGTTCATAATGCCAACATGTCGTAGCATTAAAGCTGTCAGCTCACTGCAAAACACGCTCGATGCATCAGGCTCATTTTTCATAAATCTTGTACCTGGCATATCTATGGCAGACCGCACCAGCTCCATCTGGTTTTTCTCATAAGGCCGTCCGTGGAAGTTTCTCATAAAATCCATCGCGGCTTTTTTCTGCTTATGGGTTCGTGGCCCGAGGATTGGCCGCACCCACACCTTTCCGTCGTAGTTGTTTAAACGCAGGCTCATGTTTACGAGCTGAACGCCCTTGGAAGGTTTGCCTGCCAGCAAATCATGCGTATCACTTAGTGTCGTTGATTCAAACAGGGCAAGACAATTATATTCATGCATATGTAGCGTTAAAGCAATGTGGCTTTTGTCGGATTTCGTTATCCACTTAATTGCTTCAGAAATACGCCCCTTGCCCGAAAATAGAACAATGTCCAATGACCGTGCCTGTGCCCTGTATTCGGAGTATCTCATTCAGACTTGTCTTTGTTTTTTGTGAAATAGATAAAGGCTGCAATCACACCCATGATTAAAACCGTATTAAGGCTGACCTCAGAGCCACCCATTTTGATTGCAGGCTTAATTCCGCTGGTGCCGAGAAAGTCCATAAACATTGTTGCACCACCCCCTGCTGCTGCACCAGAAATCATTTTTGCTATAGATCCAAAGTTCATTATTCGCTCCTATCTGTAGGTCCAGAAGAATGGTCGCTTTTTAACCCAGTCTCCATGTTTCAAATCATCCAGATGCACAAACCTTACATCACCATGAGCCTTCACGCCAATACCTGTAAATCCATGCTCAAATGCCAATGCCAAAAAATGGTATATATCTTCGCCTGGTATCAGCATGTCAGCAGCATGGCCACTTTGATGCGCTCCCTTACCGCCAAGTTTTTCGTCATAATCTCCACAGCGAAAACCGGATGTAATTCGCATCGGCTTTTTATATTCATCACGAAGACGTTGCAACCGACTTATGAATGGAGGGTGAATACTTTGGTTGTTGCAACAAGCACAGGCAAATTCAGCGTAAGTAAAATTTTCCCAAGGGTTAGTCCCCATAAAGTTCCTCCAGCTCAGTCATCGAAATATGCTTGTCGGAATGTAACCGACCCTGATCTATCAACAATTCATAAATGCCATAATGCCACCCACTGGAAGCATGTCCAACATAAGGCTCTACATAACCTTGCGGCAAAGAACAGCCAAGGTCAAGAATGGTAATGCTTTGATTTTCCCCTAGTTTTGTAGCCTTATGCCGCCCTCCCATGTGCCTGTGCCCGAAAACGATATCGTGCAATGAATGGTTTGCAATGTTATTTAAGGCATGGACACCAGAATAAGACCGCCCCATGCGGTTCAAAGGAGCATGGACAAAGCCAACATCCCCAACGTAATAAAACATGCCATATTGCGAATAATTCAAATGATGGCTCATTAACAGGTTGTCGATCTTACCTGTAAGTATTCCGGCCATCTCTGGGGTGCGCTGTGTAAATGAAATAGCCCTGTCTTCATGGTTGCCTAGCGTGACGTGTTCAATTTTAATCTTGTGCCCAGCTTTGCCTTCATCGTAAGCACTCAGGGCAGCGTGACCGCTATCAATATCCTGCTGGAACGATGGTTTAAATTTACCTGTGAGGGTGTCATTGCCGTCATATTTGGACAGACTGTCAAACGTAAACACGTCGCCAATCCAGATTACAAAGTCTGCACCAATCTTATTGGCGTGGCGACCGAACCATTTAAAGCGTTGCTTATCTGCGAGACTTGGGCTGTCATGGGCATCGCCAATAGCTATACCACGCAACCTACTACGCCCATGCGGGTTCGGGCGCTGACTGACGCTGATGTGTATTTCTGGGGGGGGATTTACGCTGGTTTCAGCGACATGGACACGAAGAAGGGCAGTGTTGAAGCGATGTATGAAAGTTCGATAGCCTATACCAAGGAACTCTGCTGCGCGTTTCTTCTGGCAACCGTTATTGTGATAAGCGTCAAGGACTTCCTGACACTGTGCATCCGTCAGTGGAATTGCTGCCATTTTGTTTTAGTGGGTGTATCCAAACGTCCCACCACCTAGACGTTGAACGCTCAATCCAGGTTTCTTGAGAAAATGGCTTCCTCCTTTGCCCGATGCCACAACGCAAACCATATCTGCTTGCGGCGGCCCCATCAGAAAAGACCATCCGTTTTGCGAAACAAATAACTGGGCCACTAATTTAAGTTCCGTTCCATCGTTTTTGATTGCCTGCACAATTCCTTCCCAACGGAGTTTTTCGCCATATTTGTTTTTCAATTCTTTAAAAATTTTCATCTTGCTGTCACACAAAACAGGCCATTGGGTTTTTGTGGCTCCTATTGCTATGGTTGTGGCTCCTGTTGTTATGGCTGTGCCACCACCTCCACCGCAGGAAATGGCAGTTGATCCAGAAAAAATAAACCCTAAAATAACACACACAACAAAAAGGCCATTACGTTTTATCATTCTTATGACCTCCGTTAATGCGGTCACGCAATTTATTCATAAAATCCCAAAGGGCACCGATCTGGCTATGGTGATGGTCGCTGGCCGCACGGAGTTTTGTTACTTCTACAAAAACATCACGCTTATTGATATCATCGACATCCTTGCGTAATTCCTTTACCTCCTGATTCAGCTTTACAGCCACCACGAGCAAAGTAATCAGCGCAAGAAGCTGATGCCAATAGTCCTTGATTATATCCACTTTTACGGATCATTAGGATTCAAGATTGCTGTTTTACGGTCAGCAGTGATTAACTCAGCAGCCACAAGTGCGTCCATGAAATCAACGGTTTTGGAAGAAAGCAAATCTACCTTGTCTCTTGCAATGACACGCTGTAATGCCTGCAATAAACGAACATGCTTTGGTTTTCCCTCAGCATCCATTGAGTATACATGCTCACCGATTGCGTCCATTTCGTCAGCAGTAAACCGTGCCTCGAAGGCATCATATGAGAATACCAGGCTGGTCAACTCAATAGCCGGTTTAACGAAAACAGAGCCGTTCCATGTGTCATGCGGCGCTGCATTTGCCGCAGGCTGTGTCGTATGCCCTGCTGGTACTTGATACTCGCCACTGGCACCAGACCAGCCATCTGGCACTTCGATAACATTGACT